ACTAAGTGCTCCAGCAAGTGCTGCACCAGTAAGATTTCCAGATGTTAATGCAACAACACTAGCAGTCAAATTATTCATTTGGTCCGACCCCCATGCAGTTGCATTACTATCTGCCGCATTATTTGGAATTGGTAAATAAAGAGTTCCTCTGGGTTCCTTCTGTCTTCCTCCAAGTGGTTTTAAACCACCAGCTAATGCAGATTTTGGATCTGCAAAAACTTCACTTGCATTTACAGCAGACAATTCATATTGCTGTATTTTTTGAAAATCTTGCTGCAGTTCTAGAAGATCTACAGGATATTTTAAAGTTTGACCTTGGAAAACATTTCCACCATAAAATGTTGGTGGTGTTGCACTAGTATTTGGTGCTGGAGTTGCCGTAGGTGGTGTTGATAGATTCTGCCCTGGTGGATTTAAAAGATTTCCAATGATTGGTATGTTTGGGTCAAGAGGAGGAGTTGTTCCAGGATAACTATTATTAACTCCTGGTTCTGCATTATGTTGCTCTACTTGTGCAGTTGGGTGAAGTTGATGTCCACCAGCAAATCCACCTATTGCTACATGTGCTTTCTGGGTTTTTTGTCTTAATAGTGTACTTAAAGATTGTGCTAGTGGTGTTGGTTGATTGAGATCTCCATCTGTAAATAATTGTGGGTCTTGAATAGCATCCATTGCCCAACTACCATTTTGGTAAAAAATAGCAGTAAGAGGAGTATCATAACCGAATAATCCCTGCTCTTTTAATTGATAATCTCCTGTTACTGGATCATATCGCAATCCCAGATTAATACCATAAGGTCCACAAGTTGGACATGTATGTAAATTATCTTCTACAACTTGATATGCCATTTAGGGTGCGTCCCAAACTCTATACTTAGGTACTTTTCTACCATCTTTATTTACAAAAGATTCGGTAGGTAATATTGATACTTCACCCCATTCTGATTTGGGAACTTTCATTAAATCACTCATCACACCAGTGAAAAGATATTTATGTATAGTCTTTTTAGGTGCATTAGTTATTCCTGTTTTATTTATGAGAGATTTAGCAAATCCCTTTCTGTACTGTGGATTTAAGTAATGTAGATTAATTCCAGTAAAACTGCCTTCTCTGGGATTTACATCTATTATGAAAGATAATGGGTGCATATCCCACCAAGGATATTTTTGTGGGTATTTTGCAGAGTACATAAAGAACACCAAATCACCAGGAATGATAAAACCAGTATCTGATTGACTGATATCTCTTTTTTGATAGTTTAGAAGTTCATTCATTAGGGCATTGGTCCACCAATTACCACTTCTAAACTTTTTACCAGCAGCTTTTTTAACTGTTTCCGCAATCATCATCCCTATCCATATTCATGTACTTAAATTTATGATCTAATATTGCTCTATACAAATTATCTCTCATTTGCCATAGATGCTCTTGTTCTTCTGCTGGACGCCTAGGGTGTCCTGGCCAGATTCTTATTGTTTCTTGAACACAATGATACAATAGGTAGATATCTTCTATTGAAAAGTCTAAAACGTAGTCAACATCATCACCAAAGTTTGGAAAATCGGATTCATCGTTCATTTTAGTTTAATGCCTAGTTCTTTTTCTGTGAGTATTCTAAACTCATATTTTCGATCTGCACACCAATCCCTTGCTGCTTCCCATTTTGCTTGGTTAATTACATAAGTCTTTACACTATATGCCCAAGATTTGGTTTTTCTTTTAGGGTTTTGATCAGGCATTTTCAAATCTTTTTGTGGTTTGATTTCCACAACCATTGTTCGCATTTTTCCATACTTGTCTTTATATTTGACAAAGAAATCTGGAAAATATCTATGAACTTTATTATCTAAAGGTGAACGATAAGGTATGAAAAATTCTTCTGATCTCCATTCATTAACACTTTCAGTCAAGTCACAATAACGCATAAATTTCAATTCATATGATGACCTGTAAACAATATTTGTTGGGTCACCTTTGTATTTTTCTGGTTTTTGGGGTTTAAATTTTCCCTGTTTATAACCAGAGTCATCTTTATGTGGCATACATAGTATAGGTATCTTCTATAAAAAATATTTATAAATGGCAGATCAAAATGCTGGACAACCAGATTTAGGACCATTATATATGAAGATGACCACCCCCAGAGATGAGGGGGGTGTCACACTTGCTAGTGGGATGGATGTACTGGGTAATGTATCCCTAAGTAGTCAATTTAAAGTCGCATTGCATTTAGGAAATGGCAGTGCAGGTGGTGGTGATTTGCTACAATGGATGAATAATAGTGGCATCACACTTGATAGTGCAATGAATACTTATTATGATTTTTTCTGTGCTGAAGCAATAATTCCAGGGGCAACTTTTGATGTTGCTGAAGAAATGGGTTCTCGTCAAGGAGTTATTGAAAGATTCCCAACAAGGAGAATATTTGCACCAATACAATTGACATTTTATGTTGATAATGATTACAAAATCATGAGAATATTTGAAGAGTGGATGAACTATATAAATCCATTACAAAATGCTGCTGGAGAAGTGGCAGCATCAAAAATAGGATTTGGCAATGATAAGGACAGTAATCAATTTTTCAGGATGAGATATCCTGATAGTTACAAGAGAATTATTTCCATTGTTAAATTTGAAAGAAATTTCCGACAAAATCCTTCAAAAGGTGGTGATAATTTACAGAGTGTTCCAACAATAACATATAGACTTATTGATGCTTTTCCAACAAATATATCAGCAATCCCGTTATCATATGAAGGTTCAACAATAACAAAAGTTAGTGTTGAGTTTTCATATTCTAGATATGTTTATGAAAAACATCCTGGTAGTGTAACTCCATTACCAACTGGTCCTGGTCCAGACCTTGGATTGACTAATCCATCTCTAAATGTTGGGACATTCGAGGAAATATTTCAAGCAATTGGAAATCTATTCTAAATAATTTTACTGAGGTTCACTGAACATTATGCCTTTACCAAAAATATCTACACCAACTTATGAGTTGGAATTGCCTTCTAGTGGAAAAAAGATTAAATACAGACCCTTCTTAGTAAAAGAGGAAAAAGTATTAATTATTGCATTGGAAACTAGAGACCAAATGCAAATTACAAATGCAATCAAGCAGGTATTGTCTGAGTGCATATTGACAAAAGGCATTAAAGTAGAAGAATTGCCAACATTTGATATTGAATATGTGTTTTTAAATGTTAGAGGAAAATCTGTAGGTGAGAGTATTGATTTACTGGTAACTTGCTACGATGATGATAGTAATACCCAAGTGCCTGTAACTGTATATGTTGATGAAGTAAAGGTACAAAAAAGTAAAGACCATAAAACTGATATTGACTTAGGGTCTAGTTTAATAATGAGAATGAAGTATCCCTCACTGGATCAATTCATCAAAAATAATTTTGATTTTAGTAATGTTGAAAGTGAATCAAATATAGATAAGTCATTTGATATTATTGCGTCTTGTATTGATACTGTTTTTAATTCTGAAGATGCATGGGCTGCTTCTGATTGCACGAAGAAAGAACTTGTAGAATTTATTGAAAGTTTAACTTCTGATCAATTCAAGCAGATTGAAAAGTTTTTCCAGACAATGCCAAAACTTTCTCATACAATAACAGTAAAGAATCCAAAAACTGGAGTAATGAATACGGTTACGTTGGAGGGATTAACAAGTTTTTTCGGTTGATTATGTCTCATATGGACCTTGAGGCATATTATAGAATCAATTTTGCTTTGCTACAGTTCCATAAATATTCTTTGACAGAGGTAGAAAATATGATACCTTGGGAAAGAGACATTTATGTTGGTCTGTTAAAACAGCACATTGAAGAAGAAAAGTTAAAACAACAGCAGCAAAAAAATGTCAGTTAGGTCACCCTTAAATCCAGAAGCAATAACGGGCAATCCACCTGCAAGCATTGAATCATTTCAAAATTTCATTTCTGGTGGTTCTCCTTTAGGTCAGACTGCAGTAAATGCTGTTGGTAAGGAAGGTGTTGGTTTTCAAAGAGCATCAGTAAAGGCAGTTAGTCCTGATGTAAGCTCTATTGTTAACACCATATCTAACAATATTCAGAGTGAACTGAATAATGCAATTCAAAATGTCACTAATATTGTCAATAGAAATGTTTCTGATAAGATCAAAGATAATAATAAACTTATAGTTAGACAAATTGGTAATGTTATTGATAGAAAAGATACTTCAGTAACTAATTTACAAAATTCTATCAAAAATATTAGGCAAGAGAATACTCAACTTATACAAAATATAACTGGTGAACTTAGAAAGGAAATTGAGACTGTAAAGGGTTCTCAAAGTAAGAATCCTTTAGGAACACAAATGGGTTCTTCTAATGTTATAAATGAAGTGAAGCAGTTGATTGATAAGTCAACTAATATCACGAATAGAAGTATTGATAGAAAGATAAAAGATGTTGGTACAGGATTAAGCACTCAGATACAGCAAGTTAGACAATCACAAGGTTCACAAGTAACTCAAGTTCAAAATACTCTCCAAAATGTAAGACAAGAAACAAATAATCTTGTACAAAAGTTAACTGGTGATTACCAGAAGAAAATTAAAGATATTGATACATCTCAACCAAATAACATTTTAGATAAGTTCTTAGATACTTACAATAATGCTCTGCAATTTATTCAATTCTTTGGAAATAAAAAGAATGTTGATGCATTAAGAAAGAATTTAAAAAATCTTGTGACTTCATTTACTGAAAGTTTTGAAGTTGCTAAGTTAGTAAGACAAACCCTATTAAAAATCGTTCAACAGTTATCAAACTTTCCAAAAGCAACTCCTGGTAGAGGTAGTGGGATTAATCTTGATGTCAATATGCCACGTAGAGCACCCAACAAAACAAGACCAAGAGGTAGAATGGGTGGTCGTATAGGTAAATTAGCATTGCCCTTTGCTGGTGCTGCTGCTTTAGTAGGTGGGGGTGCAGCTACAGTAAATGCCTTGGAAAATAAACCAGAAATACAAAAAGAAGATCAAAAATTTAATTTCCTTGATTCATTACAAGGTATTGTTGGTGGGATGACAGATTTTATAATGGGTCTTATACCTAAAGATAAAAATGATAAAGATGAGAGAGAACCAGGTGGAACACAACCAGTATCACCATCGGGGTCTGGTACTACAGGTTCTACAGTAGCAGGAGAAAATTTGGCTGCGGTCACTGCAACATTAGAAGCAACTGGATTACAAAATCAAGCAGATGCTATGCAAGTAATGTTAAATCGTGTGGATAATCCTCTTACACCTTATGGTGATTTGTTTGGACAATTAACTCAAGAAGCACAATTTAGTCCAATATCAGCAATGATATATGACACCCCAAGTGCAGATCCTGATGCAGAACGTGTATATAGTGGATTAAGAGCAAAACTTGGAGCAACACCAGACGAGAGAATTAAAAAGATAAAGGAATTAACTAGTGGAACTGGTGGTATAAAAAACTTTGCTGATTTTATTGGAAAACCAGAGATAGCAGCACAGGCATCGGATGTTTTAAAACAATTTAAAAATGATACTAGTGTTGCAGCAAATTCCCGTGATTATGTTGGTGATTTAATTTCATTTAGGGGATATGAACCACCAGGTGTTTCAAGCAAGAGAAGAGGTCCTGGTGGAAATTATTTCTTTAATTCTGGTGGTAAAATTGGAAAAATTCCTGTCGCAACTATAGACCCCAATGCTAAAGGTGGTTTTGATCTAGTAAATGGATTACAAAGAGGACCAGAACAAATTGATTCAATCTACCAACCTGTTCCTGCACAATCAGATGCTGGTTCATCAAGTGTTGTCCCATTAGATTTATCAGGTGCAACACCACAACAACAAGCATCTGGTGGAAGTGCTCCTACTATATCTCCTGCACAAAATGAAGGACCAACGGTTCCTATATTGAATTCATCAGATAGTTCAAATTTCTTGACAATGTATTCAAAACTAACTTATAACATTGTTGACGGATAATGGCAAAATCAAACGCAGTATCATCACCACTAGTATCGGCATTTAATAATATTGCCGCATTTAGTAGCAGAACCAAAAGAGAACTGCCAAAAATGCAGCAAGATTATGAATCTTTTTCCTTATTCATTGATAGGGAAAAGAATGCTTTGGATGCAATAAATCTCCCAAAGAAGAGAAGGATAAAGGAATTACAAAGTTTAAATGTTGGTGGTTTATTTGGTAATCCTGGCAATTTATTGAATAGTTTTGCATCTGGTGCTTTAGATGCAGCTGGTTTACTTGGAGGAATGTATCCACAGAAAGGAACTCCAGGAAAACCACAGAACCCTAGTGGAAAACCCAAAAGTCCTAAAGTATCTGGTACAAAGATAAAGTTTGGTCCATTAAGGTCTATTGGTATTTTGAATGCAGTGTTTGCAGGACTTGATTTTGCAACTGGATTGCAAGAAGGTGAGACTGTAGAACAAGCAGCAGCAGGTGCTGGTGGTGCCCTTGCTGGGGGAATTCTTGGAGGTATAATTGGTCAGGCACTCATACCTGTTCCTGGTCTTGGATTTGTTGTAGGTAGTATGGCAGGTGATTTCTTAGGTGGATATGGTGCCGATAGATTGTATGAATCAACTGTTCAAAATAAGCAAGATGAACAAATTGAGCAAACATTAAAAGAACAAAAACAAAATGTAAAAGATAAGAATGCTTATGATTCATTTTTGAGAAAATTCCAGTCTTTTTCTGACGGATTCACTAAATTTTTATCTGGAATTGGGATATTACCCCCAGCACCAACATCTGATCCACCTTCAATGTTAAATGAACCTACTGGTTCACCATTTGAAAATTTAGATGGTGAAAATACTTTTATACAAGGAAATACTGGAGTGTCTAATGGAGACCATTTCCACATTGGACCAGACTATGAAGTTTATGGTAAACCAGAAGGTCTTCCTGCTGCTAGAAAAGGTGCATATAAAATTGCTAAAAATTTGTTATCAAGAAAGATACCTTTTACATTTACTAATGCACAAATTAATGTTGATGCCGAAAATCCCCCAGATGATGCAACACTGCAGCAATACATTGAACAGGAGCAAAATGCTCATATGAGTAGAGCATCTGGTAGTTCTCATGGTGGAATTGATATTGCAGCACCAAAGGACACTGCCATTCCTGGAATAAAAGATGTTAAGGAAATACCGAATGGTTTTGGTGTTCAGGGAAGAATTGCAGGAACACAAGCATTTGTTGGACACGGTTCCCGTGCTTCAAGGTCATCACCAGATGTAATTAAAAAAGAACAGTTTGCAGGTTTGTCTTCTAATGCAGGTAATGCTTCTGTAGTTACAGTTGGTGATAGCATTGCTGAAGGAATTAAAAATGAATCTGGTTCTGCTGGGGTAGCACAAAGAAGCATAAATCCAACTCAAGTTTTGGATATGCTTAAGACTCAAGATTTGAGGGGGAAAACACTTAGGTTATCTTCTGGAATATCAAATGATACTTCTCAACTTGATGTAGTCCGTCAACAACTACAATATGCAAAGGAACAAGGAGTTGCTGGTATTCAGTTGATGGGAACTAGTAGGGATAGACAAGATTTAGAAGCAATGAATCCCAAACTTCAAGAACTAGCAAATGAGTTTCCTGGTTTAGTTCAATTTACTGGTGGTTTTAAATCTACTGATAATATACACCCAGATTATCAAAAATATCTTGGTGAGTTAGATGCACAACTGAAGAATATAGACCCTGATGCTACAGGTGGGTTTGTACCAGCTAATGGATTGCAAAGGGCACCAGAAAGTATTAGACATTATCCATCTTATAATAAACCAGGATCTAAGACTATTGTAATTCCTATGGCTCTACCAAGTCCACCTTCAGTAGCACCAAGTTCAGCACCTTCAGTTGCGGGTGGTAAGAGTAATTCAACACCTATGCCTACGGGAGTTTCCGAAAGTGCTATGGTAAATAGTTTAATGAAAAAGATATTCTTAACTAATCTAAACGACACGTAATGGCAAACGAAGCAGTATCTGGTTTAAAATATAATTTCTGTACCATAACTTCATTGGATGGTGAAACTGAAGTAGACATCTCTAATATTATTATTTTTTCTGATTACTATGAGGATATACTATCCCCATGTATAACCATGTCT